GTACATGGCCCGCCCGACCTTGTTGTTGTCGATAGCCTTTATACGGTACATCTCGGTGCGGCGAGTGCGATAGGGTACCTCATCGAATGGCAGGTTGTAGCGCCGGCGCATACCTTGTAAAAGGCTCAACTGGAAGCCTTTGGTCTCAAGCCCGACCTTCCTTAGCCCAACCTGTCTCTGGGCCCGCTTGACTATCTCCGCTTCAAGGTCGGGCGTCTCGACCCGCCCGCACCACATATCGACGAGGTACTTAGTCTTGGTGCGTAGGTCCAACCCTATCGTAGCTATAGCAGAATGGTCAGCGTAGGTCTTGAGACTCGCCGCCGGGTCTATCCCCATGAAGAGGTCCAGAGGCGTAGTAGGCAGAGTGTCCTTATCCCAGTATCGGATATGCTCACGGAGCACCAGATTGCCAGCGGCCGCCTCCGCGCTGAGCATGAAGGTAAGCGCGAACAGTATGCCCATCTCAGCGAAGGTAGGCACCAGGTCGTTGTCGCCCCAACGAGTAAGGATGACGACGATGCGGCCACCCTCAACGAGCCTGTCGTGTATTACGCCTCGGACCTTGTTCCTCTGCATCTCCATTGTGGTCGGGCTGTGAGGGTCCTCTTGCTCAGTAGGGTCGTCGATAATGCCTTATACACGTTGTTGAACTCAAGGGTCTGCTGAACGGCCATAATCTGCTTAGTGGACTGAGCACCCGCATTCATCAGCCACAGGATACGGACGTTGGGGTTCTTGCCTATCTCGCGCTCCACATAGTCACGGACAGTGGTGGACTTGTAGGTATCCGGCGGGCAGACGATGACAGCCTCGTTGTACGACTCCAAGGCCACGGCCCAGACATCCTGATACTGGTAATACGTGCGTCGTGTACGGCCTGGGCGTAGGTGCCAAGGTCGCCATCCTGGGCGGCGGCCACCCGAGCCTGAAACGCGCTAACTGGAGTTTCGGTTGCCGTTACCATCCTCATCCTCGGTCTCGACGTATTTGGCATTGGCATTGAAACGGTCAAGCACCGCTCGGGCCGCGGCCTGCCGCTGGTCTGGGTCTCTGACCTCTTTGCCGTCAACAATGAAGACGGCCTTATCGACCTCTATCCTGGCCCGCTCACCGTGCTCGGGCTCCAGGGCCTTCTCCAAGGCTAGCAGGTCCTGCGGTGTGTAGTGCTTACGAATGAGGTGCAAATAGGAGCGCTCGTTCTCGGTCAGTCCCTCGAAGTTGAAGGCCGACTTGTACAGTATGCGGGAGTCGCGCCTCAGAACTAGGAAGAAGTTACGGAGCCATTTCATCCGCATGATGTCGCCAGAAATGGTCCGATGGAGGAAGGCCAGCCGCTCCTGCTCGAACTGTAGGAACTCGTGGTCCTCACGTCGCCACCTGTTCAGGGTGGTCTGTGTGACCTCAGCTAGTGCCAGCGCCTCCCTGATGGTGAACCCGACGGCCCGATTGCTCAGATACTCCGCCTTCCGCGGGTTCTGGCTGAGCGGTATCCGCGCCTCGGCTATCGCACTAAGGTCGTCCGGGTCGATGTCGATGTCGTCGGCCGTCAGTGGCTCAACAACGGTGACCTCGGCGCTGTCGGTCTCGCTACCCATTATCGGGACCTCGCCCTTCAAGTAACTCCGCCGCGGTGTATGGCCAACGGCTCCCGTGCTCGTCAACATGCTCACCAGGGTGCCCCTTAATCCTTCTACAGGAGCACTTTGAGGGCCCGGGTCCGTGAACTGCGCCGCAGTTTTCTAGCATTTATCCCTCCACTATCTATTATACCATACTGCGGTAGTCGTGTCAAGCGATATTCGTGTGCATGGGTAGGTATTAGTGTGTAGTTGTATGCACTGGTATCACGATTTTAGACCACCGTAGCACAAGTGACCCCCCAAGGCCGTGTAGACTACTAAGTAGTAGTAAGTATGGGGAGGTCAGTTGGCTGGATTCTGGAATAGAGATTCTAGACTTGACAATAAGTGACCCCCTGTGATATACTACTACTCGTAGAGTGTACAGCTAGTTTGGAGGTCAGTGTTATGCCGCCATCAGTACGAGTCAGAGTAACCGCAAAGGCCAAGACCGGACCATGCGAGCAGTGCCCGAATGAGATACTCACAGGCGAACGCTACGTGACGGTCATACAGACTTTCGGCAAGTCCAAGGGCGGCAAGACCAAGTACAAGGCTATACGGGTACACTTTACGTGCCTTGCTAAGTGGCTGATTTGCGAGGACCTAAGATACGGCACAAGGGTCAAGGAGAAGGGTGGCCGACCAGAGGGTACTGGTATGCAATTGTCGGACCCCGATAAGAAGCAGCGCCGACATCTGACCCGAACAAGTGCGCGATTGATGAGGCTGCTGCTGGAGACGGATGATGTGTCCCGCATCAAGATGCTCACGGGACGCATCACGGCCACATCTGAGAAGATTACGGCACTTGGCGGGGCGCTTAATCCTAATCTCATACGCCGCAGCAAGGAGGCCCAAAAGGCCGTCACTACCAAGTTGAAGATAGGCGGTAGTCATGTCTGGTAAGGTTGTCACCGAGGAGCGCCTGTACTGCCCGAAGTCGCCTAACAACCGCCACCGCTGGATGGTAGCGCCACTGCCGAAGGACGGTGCCTACCCCGCTGTGTGCAAACACTGCCTGGAGGTCCACATGTTCGCGGCGTACCCTCAGACATACTTCTACAAGGGCATCGGTATAGACTAGGAGGCTACTGTGAACCTACTTAACCTAATCTGGCTCACTCCCGTAGCGTTATGGCTGGCGGCGGTAGCTGCTGGCACCTTGTACACATTCGGCTGGCTGCTGCGTAGGAACTACGGCTTACTCCTGCTCTATGCGGCAATCGTGGCCGCGGCGATACTTCTATTCCGCCCGTAGCCCTCCATCCACACTACGGTTCGCCCATCCTGCGGTCCGCCAGCTCACTACGGTGGTCTATCCTGTGATTTTGCAAAAATATCGTAGTGAGGGTTACCCAGCCTATACAGGTACGCGCCCGATGCCTAAGCTCCAAGGCTATGCAAACCTATGCAAGGGTGGGCATGGGGTGCCTGAGAGTGAGTGTTAGGGTCTACTTACTTCGGCTGTTAGCGTCAGAGGCATACCATCTCTATTCGCAGCGCGGAGGGTATTAGCACCGACCGCGTTATGTCAAGCGGCCCAGCCCGCAACAAAACCCCGGGCGGTAGTCGCACATTTGTACTACCCGGGGTTATTGCTGTCTAAGTGCTAATTGATAAGGCGCTCAGCGCCCTAGCTGAACGTGTGGCCTAGCTTCTTGGCGATGCGCTCCGCTTCATGCGTCAGATTGACTTTGTGGCTTGTGTCGCCGCCCAGGTATGCCCGGATGATATCCGTGCTGTCCTCGCTGTGGGCCGCGACATACTCACGTGGGGTCATCGTCGCGCCATTCTCGGTGACACTGTGACTGGCTCGCTTGCCGCCACCGCCACTACGCTTGACGCCGCCGGGTGGCTTGGGAATATCCGGGCCTGTCGGCTTGACACTGGTTTCCATGTCGGGCTGGCCAATGTTGTTCACCGTGACCACGAGCCCAGTCACGTTAAACTCGGCGAACGTGCCAATCGCGTCGTTGACAGCATCACGGACGATGCTCCCAATGGGCGTCAGCACCTCGCGCAGTGCGGCCGTCTTGCTCTCCCACTCCAACCGGTCAAGACCGCGCTTGGCGACTGTGATTGCGCTCTCGGCGTTCTCTACGCCCTTGCTGGCGGTGCGAACGCCCTCAGCCATCTCCAGCAATTGCTCTATGCTGGCCTTAGAGCGTCCCTTCTCCAGCGTTTCGAGTGCGTCGCTGTGCGCTTGCTGAGCCTCGACTAGGTCACCAGTCAAGCGCTCTATGTCGGCGTTGATACTCTCCACAGTGGGGGTATCCGCCGTAGTTTCGTCGGCCATTTTAATGGCCTCCTTTCATATGGTACGCTTCCGCATTCGCTCGGCACGTTTGCGAAACTCGTTGTTAATGTGCGACTACCATACTTAACTTACCACAACCCAGGGTACGTGTCAAGCACTTGTTGTAGGCTAAACTTAGCGCTAAAAGTATATGATGAGGTTGCGCGCGGTTGAGTCAATTGCTAATCCGTGTTATCCAATGCGCGGTTGCAGGGTATGGTACAAGTGCTTATGCAGATGCGCGGGTACTCAGTCAGAACATAATTGCTACTCAGCTTGACATAAAAACGCTTGACAACGTCACGCTACCTAGTGTATAATGTATGTGTAGGTCGCTGAGAGCCGTGTGAGTATGGTCGGGCACGGCCAGCAGAAAGGACGGTGACCAGATGGCGATGGAGCCCGTTGCGGAAGACGTATTTGGTCCGCTGTACGAGTGTTCGTGCTGCGGCCGCCACGTGCGCTATCCCAATAGGTGCTCGTGGTGTATCAACCAGTGTAAGGGTGGCAAGCACACCCGGAGAGGACGGTAACCGATGGCGTATGTAAACCCGGACTACAAGACCAAGAAGGCCTTTAAGGAGGCCGTCAAGGCTGGCACGGAGCACAGACCCTACGTTCACTGGCGGGCTGTTCCCTACACAGGCAACGGCACCCTGGCCATCGAGGGCCCGCACTACCCCAAGCCTCACACATGGTACGCCAGTTGCCAGGTTGAGGATGGGGTAGTGGTCAAGGTGAGGTAGCCTCACCAACGTTGTCCCCAACTATGTGACTGCGGTTGGGGACAGCTTTGGTAGGGTTAGTAGCAAAGGACGGTGGCACATGTTCACTCTTAGGCAGCTACTCAAGGAAGTCAAGATAAACTGCTCTAACCCCATCGGTCACGTCAGAGATATGCGCACCTATGCCAGGGACAACCCAGGGTGGGAGAGTTGTTGCAAGGACATAGTTTGTGGAGGATGCGATGTCCGGGCGCAGGCCGAGCGGTGGTTAGGCTTTCGAGGCATAGAGTACGAACCTTACTAGTCTCACCAGCGCCGCCTCCAACACTGTTGGGGTCGGTGCCGGTAGGGTTAGTAGCAAAGGACGGTATAATGGACGTAGACGATAAGGTCATGGAGCGGCTCCAGGCCTTGCTGCGTCTGGCTCAGGATGGTGGAGCTACCGAGGCCGAAGCAAGTCTCGCTATGGAGCGGGCTCATACACTCCTACTCAAGCATGGCCTAGAGATGGCTGATGTTGAGGGAGACGGCCAAGGTGGCGGCGTCGAGGAGTTCCTGTATGATGGGCTGACAAGGCAACGCTGGATACCGACATTGGTGACGGTGATAGGTAGCAACAACTACTGTCGGGTTGTAATCCTGCACACGGGCCAGTTGTCCATCATTGGAAGGTCTTACAACGTCAAGGTTGTCCACCAGTTGTCCTTGTGGCTGATAGGACAAATCTCAGGTCTTGCGAGTACCGATTGGGACGCAAGGGAGTTCCTTGGTCGGACGGACGGGGTTAGTAGGAACGATTGGCGGGATAGTTTCATTCGAGGCGTCATGCAGAGACTCGACGAGCGCCTCAGGCAGCAACGAGCGGACGATGATGGCGTCTCGGAGAACGTCCGCGCACTGGTAGTGACGTTCGATGAGGAGAACACCGACTTCATCACCGAGCGCTACCCGAGTTTGCGGAATGGGCGCCGGGTCTATGTGCATAGCGGAGCGTACAATGCTGGTGTGGGCGCTGGCGATTCGGTGTCCATCATGCCGGAGAAGAGGCAGGTAAGGTAATGGCGCACAAAGTCACATTCGGAAGGGAAGACCTGAAACCTGGCGATTCTCAACTGTCCGCAGCCTGTCGTCGGTGTCAGCAATCACTTCCCTATCTATGGCCTCGAGGGTGTTGCACCTATAAACAACTGAAGGAGTACGACGAGGGCGGGAAGTAGGAAGGAGACCCCCATGAACCGGCGCATCTGGAAGGCCATATGGAGAAAGGACTGGCCCAAGGCTTTGTACTACAGGGCAGACCACGCGGACCGGCTGGAGGCCTTTTGCTTAACGCTATAGGCTACATAGTGTTCGTGACGGCAGTAGTTGTACTCATGGTGACGGTGCTACCATCGTGAGGCTGGTCGGTTGAGCGCCGCTGCCGAGTAGCGCCTCGGAAGGTTGCCGCTAGCGGTGATGAGGGTTCGACTCCCTCAGCTAAGATATCCTCGGTGGCGGCGCTGAGCCGAACAGTAGTAAGGAGGACGGTATGGCTAAGCCTAAGATGGTGTCCGTATCAATCACACTAGTCCACGCGATACAGGCGCTACGGCGCTCTAAGCAGTGGACGCAGTTGCCCTTAGACCTACGGGAGAAGATTGACGAGGGCATGAAGGGCAACGGCCTATAGCTCATTGGGAAGGCTAGACCTTCCCGCGCTGCTGCCGAGCCCTGGTAGTTGCGGTGAGTGGAGCCTCGGCGGGGTACTCGGTGGCAGCACTGGACGGTTTAGTAGTCAGGAGGTAGCATAGTGGACAAGGAACAGGAGAAGTGTGTGTGGGTTGTGAGGCGTTGGTGGCTACTGCGTAGGGCCTGCCGAAATAAGGCCATCCTCTACATGAGCAACAACGATGTAGGCGGCCACGTCTGCCCTCAGCACAGAGCCTTCATGCTGAATGACCTTAAGCGGTCCGGCCAACCGTTTTATGAGCAAGTACTAGCGGAATAGGAGGACGGTACAATGTCTTGCGCAGGCAAGGGCTCAGTGACCCTAGTTCGGGAGTTCTTCGAGGCTGATGGTGGCCGCAAACTGAACAATACGGAGATGCTCACGGTCAAGTCGAAGGGCATCGCGGAGCTGGCCGAGATGATACGCGAATGGTGTCACAAGGAGAGGGCGGTATGAGCGCGAAGGATATTAGCCTGAAGTGGCAGATATTTCTCTTGGCGGCCGTTGGAGTTGGCGCTCTGGCCGGAGTCTTCCTTAGCCTAGTAGGAGCAATCCACTAGGAGCAAGTATGACCTACCTAGAGTTGCAGAAGCTACTGCGTGGGCTCGGCAAGGAGCGGCGCATCGAAGCCATGAGGATACTGCTGGCCTCCAAAGTGGAGCAGCAGAGGAACTAGGAGAGGAGATACCATGCCCGACAGGCGAGAAAAGCTCATCATAGGATTCGCTCTAAGGTTTCTCTTCGACAACCTTGACCCAGAGGTTGAGGAAGCACTGGACGACACCCTTAACGACAAGGAGCAGCCGTCTCTCGTAGGAGACAGCGAGTTAGAGGAGATGGCTAAGGAGTACGAGGAGAGCTAGTCTCATGGGGGTTACCGCACCTACCTTTGGGAAGGAGTCCAAGCCCGCACCCCCGTACGGTCTGACTAAGCGGTAGCCCCCTCCATAACCACGAGAGGAGATGCCCATCACGATGTCGAGGTACATTGAGGAGACGCAACGCATCATGGATAAGGCAGGCTAGACCTGCCTACTCCATCACCGAGGCCCATAGTCAACGCCTTCAGAGTTCGGTGTTGCGAGGCCCGCCTGTTATTTGCCATACATTCCTCGGTGGTGGTGTTGGACGGTTTAGTGAAAGGAGAAGCGGATGCAAGAGCCTGACATAGTCAAGGAGGAGCAGATGTACGGCCTCGGCTGTATGCTTGAGGCTCTGCGCCTTGAGATTCGCGCCATGAGTAGACGGCGTGATGGTGGTGAAGCGGCCTACTACGAGTACAAGGCCGATGGTATGGCAGAGAAGGGGCACATGTCCCTCAGCCATCCAGTCCCGTCGTCGGAGACGAGGAATCGCTGATGTTCTGCCCTAACTGCGGAACCAAGATAGAGCCGTACCCGAGAGCCCTCGCCCAGGGTCCGATTGACATATGGGAGCCGTTCCCGCCATGTTCGGAATGCGCCACCAGATACGTCCGCAAGAAGGATGGTGGGCGGTTCGACGTGGCTACGGCGCAGCACAAGCACCTATATGAGGCGTACTGCACCTGCCAGCCCGGTGAGCCTGATGAGGCGTGTCCAGTGGACGGGTACGGTGTGTTCATGCGCCACAAGGAATACCGAGAGGTGAACAGTGCATAGGCTACTACTCTGGCTGCACAACTGGATAGGCAACTTCCTGGAGTGTGTCCCTGATGACGGATGCGATTGCTTTGACGAGGGCTACGACGAGGCCCGGGACACCGTAGCCGAGTGGTTCATACCGCCTGAAAGGGACTAGGCTATGCCAACTACCGAGACCAAGTGCCGCCAGCGCGAGGACACGGCACTAGGGGACCGCATAGACCAGGTTGAGCGAAAGAGGTAGCCTATGCCATCCCCTGAAGTAGAAGCCTGATAGTAACCAGAGACTAGGAGGTTAATCATGCCGTTCTATCCACCATATCAGGACCGAGACGGCGACCCGGCCGAGAAGGCGCAACAAGAGGCCGACCATCGGCGCGATGTCGAACAGGACCGCGAAATGATGACCGAGGACCCTGAGCAGCCACCTTCTCAGCCAAGCCTCGGTCTGCCATACATTCGAGGAGTGGAGCACCTCCAAGTCCTCAACTACAACTATTGGAACGCCAATGGTAAGGGCGTCTGCATTGCCGCCGTCGAAGGCGCCATCGCTGATTGGGCTGCCTACATAGGAGCAGACGATGGCTGGTCTGCGGAGGACTGTGTGGAGTGGACGATTCGCCACGGATGCAAGCTGAGCCGTCAGCAGGCGAACCGCTGGTTCCCGGAGTTGCCGATTGAGAGGTACAGGGAATGAGCACCCCCGAGGAAATCCGCTACGACGGGCAGCAGCAGGACCGCGAGGACAAGCGGCGCGAGATGCTAGAGCGTAGGGCCAGGATGGGCGGGCCGGACGCGCCGGAGGACTGTGAGAGGTGCCACGGTGTAGGCTCTGTCTACGTGGTGAAGAAGGAGTGCGTCACCGAACAAGTCGTTGAGGGCGTCGGCTACTACATCATACCCGCTGACGAAATCGACAAGGACCAGGAGTGCGGTCCCTGCATGGGGACAGGAGCGCAGCCATGAGTAGGTACGCCAAGCAGCACTATAAGGACGTGGCCCGAATCTTGGCGGAGGAAAAGCACTTCCAAGAAACGTCGGGGAGACCCGAAGGTAGGATTGCCGCTGGTGCGGTAATAAACCTGAAGCATACCTTCGCTGACCTCTTTGCCGCCGACAGCCCACCCTCCTCTCGCTGTTGGACTTGTGGTAATAGCGAGGAGGCAGGGTCTATCTGCACACGCCGCGATGGAGAGCATCGTTTCGGTGGCTTCGACCGTGAGCAATTCCTAACAGCCTGCGAACTGAGGCCTAGAACCGAGCAAGGATACTCGGACTATGTTGAGGCTAAGATAGCGGGGGAATTAGACTAGCAGCCTGCGGGCTAGAGAAGGAGTGACTGAGATGAAGGAATACACGGTGCTCAACGGAACAAGGAAGGACATCATCACCGACCTGAACGAGCTTGCCGTACTGGGATGGATGCCTACCCACTTTGCTATGGCCGGCACTGAGGAAGTGGACACATTCGGTGTCCTGCTTGAGCGAGAGAAGGTGGAGCCTAAGAATTGACAATTCCAAGCCCGCGCCGTGCCCGCCATCGCGGCGTTTGGGCACCGTCCTGCCCTGGGTCGTCCGGCTTTGCTCACTTTTGCGGGCGGCCCAGGGTTATAACATTAGGAGGTGCAACCACAGTATTGTAAGTAGGCTCATAGTAACGGGACTTGCCATAGGGTTGGTGCTAGGAGCGGCCAATGAAAGTGATACCGTCAGGACGAGAGCTCCAGGTTATAGTCTGGATAGCTACCTTGCACAATCCAAGGTGGTCAGGCCCTTACGTCTACAAGGAGAGGTCCTAGATGTTCGACTTCATACACTGGCTCACCTGCAAGCACAGGGAGGTACACCTGCTCCTACCTCCCAGGTCGCTGATAGAGATGGAGAGGAAGGGCTTGGGACCGTGGACGGAGTTCTCAATACAATTCAAGCGGTTCTGGAACCTCAGTATGGAGGCGTGGGACGAACGGCAGAACTTATCTGTGCCTACCCCTGGCTCCAGGGATGCGACTATTGGGTAGGCATAGCGTGGTGCGAGTCAACACTAGGTCAAGACCCGTGGGCCTACGATGATAGGAACCCCTACATCGGACTGTTCCAAGTGGATGAGGCACATGGGTACGGAAGGGAATGGTTGAAGGATGATGCCAACAATACCCTCGCAGCCTGGGAGTTGAGCCATGAAGGAACCCGAACGAGTCCCTGGCCGTACTGCCAGTGGTAAGGAGGGGGAATGCATGGGCAGTCTACCAGAGCGAGAATACACGGATGTCGAACAAGAACAGATGCACCGGCAGACGTGTCCGGGTTGTGTGTCCTGTCTCCGCGCCGAGAACGCCCGCCTACAGGAGCAGGTGAAGGAGGCCGAGACTAAACTACGGGCGGCAGAGTCTACTCTACGTGCCCGAGGAATGGGCCACCTACAACATTATGAACTAGAGCGAGCTAGGATGCGTCTTTGGCAGGATTTGGAGACCGACCGTGACCGCTACAAGGCGCGGGACAAGCTGCGTGGTGAGGCGCTGGAGCGGATTGAGGATATGGCGATTGACTACGTAGCCACCGATAAGGCGGCTGGACACATAGCTAAGGTTGCCCATGCTGCCCGCAACGCTCCGCTAGAGAAGGAGGAGCGTGACGGCTAAGCCCCACTACCCTCGCCGCGTCCAGCAGCAGATACTCGATAGCCGAGGTCTGGACCGCGCCGGACACGGCCGCCTGGAACCTAAGGCCAAGCCGTCCACGCCTGGCGCGACCTTTGCTATGCGCCTCATGGAGGAGAGGTTCGATGTGCCTATCAAGGAGCTTATTGGGCACGGTAGTAACGTGGAAGTAGGTAATATGCTAGGCCTGAGCCCCTCAACCATTAGTAAATGGAGACTTAGGTTAGGATTGCGAATATGACCGACGTAATTGTCCGACTCCCTACCGTTAACCATGTAGACGTAGATGATGCCTACACCGCTGGCATCGTGGACGGTGAAGGCTGCATCTTAATCACAAGAGCAAGGCGAAACCTTCAACTAAGGGTTGTGGTTTCCAACACCAACCTAGAGGTTCTTGAGCGGCTACAACTGAACTACCGAGGCTCGGTCCACGTTAGGAAAATATACGAACCTCGCAAGCAGATATACGACTGGGCGGTGTCAGGCCCTGATGCTACCGAGCTATTGCGGCAGATTATCCCCTACCTTATCATCAAAGAGAAGGAGGCCAAAATAGCGGTCCAATACCCACACTGGACACGCAAGGGAGCAGGAGCTCTACATCCAGGTAAAGGGACATCGGTGCCGGAGGATATACGACGGAGACGCGAAGAACTTGCAGGACGACTTCTAGCGGAGCGCCGCAGGTAAGCCGCCTTGGAGCCTCAAAAACTTGGTGATTTTCTCCGTTGGGAGCCCCATTACCCGGAAGCGATTATAGGCGAAGGTGTCCTACACGTTATGAACAAGCTGATAATGTACGGGCGTGAGGGCATCGGCAAGTCCATGCTCGCGATGAACCTTGATATGTCGTTGATAGGGTCTGTGCCCTGGGCAGGGTTCGATGTTAAGGGCGACCATAGAATCTTCTACCTACAGATGGAGATACCGCACCCGCTACTGCACAAGCGCCTACTCAAGATGTACAACGCATGGAAGGTGCTGTACGGTGACAAGAACGGCAACATGCTTGACAGGTTCTACGTCTGGACCGAGCCGTTCCTCAAGCTGGACAACCCTACTGGGTATAAGTTCCTCCGTATGCAATTGGAGAAGGTAAAGCCTACCATCCTCATCATCGACCCGCTTTACAAGGCACTCTCAGGTAACATACTCGACCCGAACTCGGCTCGTGCCTTTGTGGATTCTATGGACCTCCTACTCACGGAGTTCCAGTTCAGCCTCATCCTTATCCACCATACCAGGAAAGGTAAGATTGACGAGGACCAGGACACGAACCCCAATGAGGACATGCTCGGGTCGGCCGTATTCTCATGGTGGGCGGATACCATAATAAAGGTCATCAAGAAGGGCGAGAAGGCCCATAAGGTACTCCTCCAGCTTAACTTCGACAAGGTACGCCATGCCGAGGATGTCGTCGAACCTCGTGAGGTCATCTTCGACCGAGAGGACCTGATGTTCTATTCGGCCGAGAAGAAGATAGTAGTCTAGGGAGCAATGCGGTGAGCAAAAGAGGGCCATACAAGGTCAAGTCACTAGAGGACAGACTCAAGGCTAAGGTCTTCGTCCTGGATGATTGTTGGCTATGGCAGGGGTACGTGTCTCCCGATAGTGGCTACGGATCACTCATGGTGAACGGTAAGACGCGGCGTGTGCATAGGGTGGCCTACGAAGTATTTGTGGAGCCGATACCTGAGGGCTTCACCCTCGACCATACCTGCAGGCACAGATCGTGCATCAATGTGATGCACCTTGAACCGACTACTAACACTGAGAACCTCAGACGAGGCGAAGGGCTACCTAGAGGAAGGAGTGATAAGGATGTACTAATAGTTACCGTCTAGCGGAGAAGACGATAGTAGTATAGGAGGACCTATGGCTAACCCTGACATGGAGCAAGCCGACCTTAGAGGTGCAGGCTTAGGAGGCTTCTACGCCCCGCCGTTCCACGATAGTTTCCTCGAACGGCGGAACCGTCTGTACCGCGAGAGGTCGGACATGATGGACCGTATTCTCAGGATACAGCGGGACATCGACGCAATCGAACGTATCCTGGGTAGCTAAGGAGAAGCAACCGCGATGCAAGAGCAATTCAAGCCTAGCCTAGCCACGCCGGTTGGACAGAGTCCACTACGGGAGTTCATCGCCATCATGGAGTCGTGGGAGGCCGAGACGCGTGAGGTGCCATCGGACGACCCGGGCGGTACTGCCCGCAAGTACCAGGTCATCACGTTCAACTTCAAGGACCTCGAGGTTATCGAGTCCACCGAGCCGTACGTGTTCCCGATAGCGGTGCTAAGCGTAGGCTATGCGCCGCCCACCGTGTCGCGTGGTAACACCCGTTGGGATGCCCTGGCCGGCTCCATACGAAAACTGACGGCCGACCCGGACCTCGACCTACTCGTCGGCAAGCGTCAGACCTGGGCCATGTTGCCGTCTACTCTGCGCCAGGCCCTCACCGAAGAGGACGGGACGCCCAAGCTCGACGGTCGCCTCCGCCCGCTTTGGGGCGATGTCACAGCCGACGCCTGGCAGGTCAAGGAGATAGAGGGCCTCGGGTCTACAGCCGAGTCCGATGAGGCGTTCATGGACTTCCTGGTAAACGAGGCCGACAGCAAGACCCCGACGGCATGGTACGAGGCACTTCTGGAGGACCGTAGGGTCACTCAGGGGCGCCAGGACATCGTGACCGCCATCACCGAGCGCAAGCTGCTGGATACCTTGCTGACTGCCGGCAAGCTGACCCAGGACGCCGAGGGCGTCCTACATAAGGCATAGCGCGATGTTACAGGAGTTCACCGCGACCAATGACGTAGACGAGGATGGACTGCCCGCCGGAGGTAACGTCACCTCCATAGGGCTTAGCATCGAGTGGCAGAAAGGACCACTCGGAGAGGAGGGCGTAGACCGACTGGCGCCCAACGGAGCCTTTGTGGAGACGCTCATAGCGGCTGCTCTACAGAGGATAGAGTGGTATCAGGAGGTCAATGATGGCAAGTTCGAGTGTGCGGAGAACTCATTTGCCATTGGCCACCTCCGAGATGCTCTTGATGAACTGAACGAGCGGACCAAGGACCGTCAAGCCAGAGGTGTGGAGGGCACCCACAAGGCGTAGTCATGGCCGTGCCTGCACCTAAGAGTCCTGAGATAGAACGGCTCCTTGAGGACCTGACGGGCCGCCGTGAGGCCATTGAGGCTGACCGCTGCATAGCCCCGCCTAATGGCTGTGGCGGTCCCGCTACGGAGTTCAATACCGAGCTGGACCGACGGGAGTACGCTATCTCAGGGCTCTGTCAGGACTGTCAAGATACGGTGTGGTATACACCAGGATAGGAGGATAGATGCCGTTGAAAATCATACCTAGCAATGAAGTACCGCCACCAGGTGAGGCCTTTAGAGGCAGCGTCCGCAAAGCCGCCGAGGCCGACATCATCCTGGTTGTCCGGGGCGATGCGGTTGGAGTCATCAAGTGCCGTAGGCCTCTGATGGTTACTCACCACGAGCGGAACGAGGACGGCAGCCTCGTGTTCGCGCTGCGGTACCGCGACAGGTAAATCGGATACACGCCAGAATAGGAGGACACATGGTAACCGAAGGCGCAGACCCGGCACGCAAGGACAACATACCCGCTACTGTAGACCGCATCATCGAGCTTCTCGACCACGCCCACGAGACCGTCTCTCGGATGAAGCCCGAGCCCACCGAGGAGGGGAAAGCTCCGGATGAGCACGGGCTACATCCCGCCTGCATAAGGGCCCGTGACAAGGCCCAGCACCTAAACAAGAGGCTCAGCGAGATAGCCGATACAGTAGGCGCGTTGTAGAGGAGATTCCCGATGGAGTGGACGGAAGACAGCAGCCTAGCAACCAGGATGCTCAGCGACCTGGGCGAGGAAATCTGGATAGATAAGCACCTACCCCACGTCACCGAGCTAATCTACTGCCTCACGCGGTCCTGGTATCAACGGCGTAAGCCCCTTCCGTTCACTCCTCGGGAGGTCCTACTGTTCTCAACCGGAATTGGCCTAGAGGGCGTGCTACTCAAGCGGCATAAGCGACAGGTGGAGGGCGTACTGGATGGTATAGGCTACGCCATCGACTTCTTGGCCTACGAAGAGTACCCAGGCGAGTTGAAGCTCACAAGGTTCTCGGCCAAGAAAGGGCCAGATGAACTGCCTATGACCTGGAAGCGGCAGGTGCTGTCGTACCTTAGGTGCCACGGGGGTGTCCTAGTACTGTTGGCGATACTGCACCTAATGGGTGACTATGCGCCACCCTTCCCAATGCTCAAGGTATGGCAGGGCAAGGCCCTCCATTGGGAAATCGACATGAACTGGGCCTGGATGCTGATGCGTAAGGACACATACATAGCGAGCCTTGAGACCGATACTCCGCCTGAACAGTTCACCTACAACGAGGACTGGGAGTGTACGGGTTGCGGCTACAAGCTAATCTGTGACGCGAACCAGGCAATCAAGGAGATGAAAGGAGGATGACCACCATGCCTGATAGGAATAAGGTCCTCAGGCAAACCAGTTTGTACTGGGTACATGCCAACGTCCCAGGACTTGATATAGGGTCGGCAATCGTGGGGCTGCGGTACGGTATGATTATTGCGCTCAGGCAGTCCAACTATGCCCGAGCGTACACAGAGGCGACACCCAGGCCCGAGGCGGACTCGTTCGAGGAAGAGGCCGTCAAGGAGTTTATGGCCGCCGTGCCTATGGTAGCAGGAGGGAACGGTCATGCTACTTAGCATTGAGGGCGATGAAGCAGTAGGCAAGACCACCTTAGCGTTGTCGGCCCCTCTGCCTATCGTCTCGTTTAATTTCGATATGGGTGCGGAGAGAGCCATGATGGGCGGCAAGTTCAACGAGTTGTTTAACGGTGTAGACATACACTATGTACCGTACGACCAATCGCCAGCGGTACTGCAAGGACGCATAGAGGGCGAGACTGGCCTTTGGGAGGGGCACGACATCACCGTATTCGAGCTACCGCCACCAGTGCAGTTGGACTCGATTCGGGTCAAGGGCTACGTGACCCTATGGACCTACTTCATCGCCATGTGTGCCAAGGCGTTCATGGCGAACCAGGTCAAGACCTTAGTCGTGGACACGATGACGGTGGCTAGGCGCGTAAAGTGCGATGCGTTCCTTGAGAGCCTCCAGAACGCGGCGTTCGACGCCAGCGGTAAGCGCATTGCAGGTGTACACCTACGTGAGCGCCTATCACAGATTGAGTACGGCAACCCCAACGATGCCATCCGCGATGTCTATACGACGGGCGCCGGGGTGAGGAAGAACCTCATTGCCGTCCACCACATGACCGATGAGTACGCCAAGATGCCTAACGAGAAGGGGATGATTGAGGACAAGGCAACTGGCAGGCGCGTGTTAGAAGGCTTGAAGAACACTCC